GGGAACCGCGCATCTGCACGCCCCCGTTACGCCCTTTGACGCCTGAAACAACCCTAGGCTATGCGTGCATTTTTTTCGCTGAAAACATCCTTGGGGTGCAGCTATTGCCATTCCAGCAAGCCCTGCTGATTAGGGCTTTAGAGACCGCCCCCGGCCATAGGCTCAGGTTTAAATACGTTTTCCTACTGGTTGCGCGACAGAACGGCAAGTCAACCGTGGCGCAGGTTATTAGTCTGTTCTTTATGTTTGGGTTGCGTAAACCGACAGTTGTCGGCACTGCGCAAGACCTATCCATAGCCGAGGGCTTGCTGGCTGGCTGTGTTGAGGTTGTCGAAAGTAACCCGATACTCAAAAACTATATCCTGAACGTTAATAACACTAACGGCAAGAAAAGCCTAACCGTGGCTTGTGAGGGGCCAACAGGTGAACGAGCTGAAAGCACCTATCTAGTTAAGGCCGCAACCCGTAAAGCTGGCCGTGGTTTATCCAGTGACCTTGTGTTGCTGGATGAGCTACGCGAACAAACAAACTGGGTGGTTTGGGCGGCTGTAGCCAACACGATTATTGCCCGCCCAAACGCCCAAGTGTGGGGCCTAAGCAACGCTGGCGACATTTCGTCAGCTGTTCTAATGCACTACCGCAAACAAGCCCACAAGGCCCTTGGTGACCCTGACGGGATAGTTCGGGAAGACGAAAAAGAAAACGGCCTCACCCTACAAGTCAAAGACGGTACAGAAGATGATGACAGTGTGGGCTTATTTGAATGGTCAGCTAAACCTGGCCGCTCTATCCTGGACCGTGACGGTTGGTTAGAAGCTAACCCCGCTATCGGTTGGGTTATTGACCCCGCAGTTATCAAAACAGCCACAGCACAACCCGAAGCAGAATTTAGGACCGAGTGCCTATGCCAGTGGGTCCTTGACATGTACGAAGGCCCGTTTGCGCACGGCGCTTGGGACAAGTGCCGAGACATGGCCGGTGTTATCCCTGACGAAAACCCCGCCGTTTTCGCGGTGGATGTTTCCTGGGACCGTGACCTAGCCTACGTGGCCGCAGCGGGCATAAACAGCGACGGACGCCCGCAGGTTGAAATATGTGCTGGCCGCGCTAGTCGCAACTGGCAGGAATGGGTTCCAGAATGGTTCACTTCCTGGGTGGACCCCGCTAACCCGGTTGACGTGGTGGTTAACTCCAAAGGTTGCCCCGCAGCGGCTCTAATAGACCATTTGAAGAAAGTGCCCGGCCTACGTGTGCGTGAATGGCAAGGTTCGGACGTGACGCTAGGCTGTGGCTTGTTCTATGACCGGGTTATGGCGGCTGAAAAAGAAAACCCTGACCGAACGCCGCTGGCACACCGTGGCCAGGAAGCCCTAGACCTGGCCGCTTCCGCAGCGGTCAAGCGCAACGCGGGCGACGGTTGGATGTGGGATAGGCGCAACAGTAGCCGTGACATCTCGCCCCTAATTGCTTGCACCGCCGCTTTGTGGTGGCTAGAAACGGTGTATGTCAACAAGAAGACAACCTCTATTTATGAGTCTGGCGTGCTAGACTTAATTTAGTTATGTATGTCCGTACATTGGTAGAACAGAATGTATAGAACTTTACGCCGCTACGTCGCGGCAATCGTCACAGTCGACATTGGGGACGCAAGCATTAGGGGAACCCTAAGCCGCGTTGATAAACACGCTATCACGCTAATCAACTGTTCGCAGCTTATCCCCCCAACAGTACAGAACCCAACCCCGACCCCGGTTGAGATTCTGGGCTCTATCATTGTGCCACTTCCTTGTGTAGTGCAGGTGCGTTAAATGATATTTTCAACCCTTGCAGAACTTAACGAAACGGTAGGGAAAGGTAACGGCGTCGTGCTTGACGTCATAGACCCTCCCGTACCGCTGATTGGCTTTGAGCCCACTAACGGTATCAACGTATCCAACATTTGGCGCACACAACCTAACGTGCGCATGGTGGTTGAATTCATCGCCAACAACATTGCGTCTATCCCGCTATACGTGTACAAGCGCAACGCCGATAACGGGCGCGAACGTGTGCGTGACGGTGAACTAGCTAGAGTACTTGGCAACCCTGGCAACAGGCTAACCCCGTTCCGGTTTTGGTATAGGGTGCTGGTTGACTATTTGCTGTACGACTATTGGATCGTGCTAGTGCAACGCACCGAGACCGGCGAATATAGCCTTGTTCGCGTACCCCCATACCGTGGAACTATCATTACCGATGGTTTGCAGCGTGCGCAAACTATCCGGGTGTCCGTGAATGATGGAACAACCGTTGACCTGGACCCTAAAATGGTACTGTTTGACATGGGGTATAGCCAAACTGCGCGCGGCTACACGTCCCCCATTGTTACGTTGTCGCAGATCATTTCACAGAGTCAACAGTCTTTAGCATACCGTGATGAGGTTATGCGCAACGCGGCCACACATACGGGTATTGTGCAGCGTGAAACGGAATGGCCGAGCCAGGAAGCGCGCAACAATTTTGTGCGGTCATTGCGCCAATTTTCTAGTGGCAACAATCGCGCGGGTGGCACCATGCTGTTAGATGAGGGCATGAAATGGGTTGACCGCAACTATCAGGTTCCCCTAGTTGATGACCTGGAAGCGCGCAAGCTATCTGCCGTTGAGGTTTGCGCCGCCTACCATATCCAGCCAGAGTTGCTGGGTATCCGTGAGGGCACCTACGCCAACCAGGAAGCGTTTAGACAGTCGCTCTATAGGGACAACCTAGGGCCATACATTACAGCCCTTGAACAGTCTGTAAACCCCCTTGTGGCTATGCTCGAACAACCCTCCGACAATTACATTAAAGCTCATGTTGACGTTAAGTTGCGTGGCTCATTCCAGGAACAGGCAAGCTTGCTTGTTTCTTCCACTGGCCGCCCGTTCCTCACCACAAACGAAGCGCGCGCCAAGGTCGAGCTAAACAGCCTTGAGGGCGGCGACGAACTAGTCACGCCACTAAACGTCCTTGTTGGTGGCCAAGCATCCCCACACGATTCAGGGAGTCAAAACGAAAAACAGGCACCAGTGGCAGAAACAAAGGCCGCTGATGAGCCCGAAAACGAAACCAGCGACAAGCACCAGCTAGCCGCTAACACGCTAATCGGCGACTGGGAAGATAAAGCCGCCGAACTGTTCTCCAACTTCTACGCACGGCAAGGGCGCAGTATCCAAGCCAAGCTAGGAAGCAAAAGCGAACAATGGTGGGAACAAGATAGGTGGGTTAAAGAACTAGCCGACGATCTATTCAAGCTATCCAAGCTGGCCGTGGCCGACATGGGGCCAAAGGCGGCAAAAGCGTTGGGCTTTGACCCTGATAAAGAATGGTCTCTAGAAAAGTGTATTGGCTACCTATCGGCAGTGTCAAAGAGTCGCGCCCGCATGGTCAACGACGCTACTTATAGGGCTATTAAGGAAGCGTTAGACAATGCAGGTGACACTGCTACGCTGTTTAGTGAAACAGAAACAGACAAGCGGGCTAAGCGCAGCGCGGCAATGTTGCTGGGTGCGTTGAGCTCATTCACCGCTAACGAAGCTGTACAGCAAGCCCGGCCCGGCAAGGGCGGCAAAAAGACTTGGTACACACCAAGCCCTAACCCGCGCGCTAGTCACCGCCGCATGAACGGGCAAAGTGTCGGCACCGGTAAACTATTCTCGAACGGGATGCAATGGCCGCATGATCCCGCCGGCGGCGTCGATGAAGTGGCCGGTTGCACATGCTACGTAGTAGTAGAAAGTGGTAATTAAAATGACACAGATTCTTTACAAGAACGCGGCAAGCGTGAAAGCCAACCCGGAACAGGCAGGGTTTACTGGCTATGCGTCTACCTGGACTCGCACACCTGACTATGCCGGGGATGTGGTGGCTAAGGGTGCGTTCACCAAGACCCTGGCTGATTGGGCGGCTAAGGGTTGCGATATTCCCCTACTGTGGCTACATAACGACGCTGACCCTAACGCCTATATTGGGTGGGCTAAATGTACAGAGGACGACCACGGCCTCAAGGTTGACGCCACTATCGACACAGATAACCCCATGGCTAAACAGGTCCATAAGTTGCTGAAGAACAAGCAGGTTGCAGAAATGAGCTTCGCGTTCCGCGTGCTTGACTCTGCAACCATTGAGGTAGAAAACGGCATCAAAGCCAATGAACTACGCGAACTAGACCTGCTGGAAGTCTCTGTTGTGCCTCACGGTTGCAACCCCGATACTAGCATTGACGATGTTAAAGCAGCATCAAACACCCCTTTGTTCACCAACGAAGAAGTAGCTAAACTAAAAGCATTAATCAATCAGGCCCCGAGCGGGGAAGCGGATAGCAAGTCTAGCGAGGATGCAGGGCGCATTAAGCACGACGAGGTTATGGCGCGAATCGCGAACCAGGTCAAGGAATACTTGACACTACCTGATTAAAGGAAAACTGAAGAAAATGGCAAAGACGCTAAGGGAACAGCACGCCGAGCTAGCCGTAAAGGTTAAGGCTCTCGAAGCTGACCTACAGAATGAATACAGCCAGGAACGCCTAGAAGAATACCGAAAGGGCGCTGAGCGCCTAAAGGAACTCTACAACGCAGTACAGGCTGTGGAAGAAACCAAGGGCCTTGTAGACTCGCTGGCCGCTAATACTGAGGAACCCGCCGCCCCCGCTAACGGCGCGGTGGACGAATCGGTTAAGGGCCTGAGCATGGCTGACCGGTTTGTTAAGTCTGAAAACTACCGGCGTTTCGCAAAGTCACGTGTCGGTAGCTCCGGCGCCCCGGTGACTATTGACCCGGTTAAGGTGGGGTCGCTTGAAGAGTTCATGGTTGAACGCAAGTCTTCAAACGTGCTTGCAACCCCGGTGGCGCGCCTACAGCCCGCACGCTACCCTACCGTTGACGCTATCGACCGCGCGCCGCTAACCCTACTGGATGTTATCGCACGCGGCAAGATGGCCACTCCGGCTTTTGAGTATGTGCAGATTACTGGGGTTAGCCGGAACGCTGCTATTGTGCCTGAAGCTACCACCACGAATAACGCGGCCAATTTGAAGCCTATCTCCGACTTCACCACGAACATGGCCGAGTGCAAAGCCGTAACCATGGCCGATGGTTTCATTGCGTCTACTCAGATGTTGGAAGACGCGGGCGCGTTCGCTACCTGGATGCAGGGCGAATTGACCTACAACCTGAACGCCCTGATTGAGGATAACGTTCTGAACGGCCCTGGCGGTTCCGGTAAGCTGACCGGTATTCTAGCCACTACCGGGTTGCAGAACTTGACCTATACCGCTACCGCTGGCACTGATGGCGCTATTGACCTTGTTAAGGCCGCACGCCAAGCGGTAACCAAGCTAGAGAACGTGGGCACCACGATTAAGTGTGTGCTTATCAACCCTGAAGACGATGAGCTGCTAGACCTTGCGCAAGACGCCGACAAGCGTTTCTACAGCGCAGGCCCGTTCGGGCGCGGGCCTAACACCCTCTGGGCTCTCCCGCGCATCAAATCGGCCAAAGTGCCGCGTGGCACTCAGATTATCGGCGACTTCAACCAGGTTCAGTTGCTCGACTACAAGGGCATTAACGTTAATGCTTTCTCGCAGCACGCCGACTTTGCGCAGCGCAACTTGGTATACGTCCGTGCCGAATGCCGCGCAGGTTTGGCCATTTACCGCCCCAACCGCCTATGTGTGGTGAAGAAGAGCTGATGATTATCTTTAACGGTAGCCGTTACCGGTTCGAGGATGCACTCGAACTAGGTTTGATTGGCCCTGACGGCGGGGCGCAGGTCGAGGGTGTCGCCTTTGACGGCCCGGCCCACGCCCCGCGCCACCTGGCCATTGAAGACAGTGCCCCAACCGATGAGGCCCCCGCCGTTGAGGATGAGGCCCCTAAGCAAACTGGCCGGGGTAACCGCCCCCTAGCCAAGGCAGAATAGGAAACCCCTAGATGAGTTTGTCAGAACGGGCAGGCGTGGCTGTCCCCCTGCTTGTTACCCCCGAAGTTATTGCGGAAGCTAGCGGCGGCGCTGTACATGCAGCGGACCCGCGCCTGCCCGTTCTGATCGACGGCGCAACCAACGCGCTTAGGGCTTGGCTGGGCTGGCATGTTGCCCCCGTGATCACCGAGGTTATGACCTTGGATGGCAACGGCCATACAACCCTACAGTTACCGTCAACCCATGTTCTGTCTGTGGATGCACTAGCTATCAACGGCCAAACAATTCAACCGCACCTTTACGGTTGGTCACAGGCTGGAATGATCGAACTATACAGCGGCGCGTTCCCTGAGCGTTTCCGCTCTGTTCGGGTGATGGTTAAGCATGGCTACCCGTCCCTGCCTGCGTTCGCGTCTATTGTTACCAACACTGTTTTAGGCGCCATGTCTAGCCCTATGGGTGCAACCCGTGAACAAGCTGGCGAGTTGTCTATCGCGTGGGAACGCAACGGGTTGCAGCTGACTAGCAAGGACAAGGAAACCCTGGCCCCCTACAAGATTCAGTCTTGGACGTGACATGTTACCTCCTTTCGCATATAGCCGTGGACGGCAACAGAAAGTCCAAATCTTGAAACCTAAGACTGTTTGGCAGTCTGGGCAGATGGTGGACACGCGCGAGTCCGAAGTTCTGTGTGAATCTGTATGCGTATGGTCACAGACCGAAGCATCTTTGAGCGCTGGCGGCAAACAGATTACGCAGGGCACTAGAAAACTATATTTACCCCCCAACGTGCTAACCGACTGGGAAGTTACCGACGGGTACATTAAAGGTATTGAAAAGTCGCGGTTGCGTGTCCGGTTCGAAGATGGCGGGCGCGACTGGGAAATTATCGACGAAGTGCGCCATGTGAAAAGTATTTCTAAAGCACTTGATCACCAGTTCATGACATGTAGGCGATTGGAAGGCGGCGACTAAATGCCCTGGAAAACCAAAACTATTTTGAATTGGGAAGGCGCAAAGGCAACAATGCACCACCCACTAATCATTTCAGACATTAACCGGCGGGCATGGCAAATCGCCCACGCCGCCGGACCCGGCTACACAGTTAAGCAACGCCGCAAGCGCGTTGTGCGTTACGGCGCGGAAGTGCGGGCCTATTCTTACGACGCTAAACGCCGTGAACAAGACGGCGAAGGCACGCTGATTGGGGCAATCAATGCCGGTAGAGTCTGACCTAGTCACCGAAAACGGGTTTGACGGATTCACGGAAGCTTTAGCCGAGTTCCTGAACGCCAAGCTTGACTTTCCCACCTATGGGCAAATTCCCAACCCGCGCCCACCCGCCTTTTTGGTTATCACCCGTAACGGTGGTTGGCTAAGCAAAGTGACCGACACGGTCTATATGCAGTGCGAGGTTTGGGCGGATACCAAGGGCAAGGGCTTAGGTATGGTGCAGCAGATTAGGGAACTGCTTATCCGGCAACCGCTATCCCATATCGGCCCGTACCGAGTCTTTCACCGGTACGAAGTGTCTAGCGCAACCTACCTACCCCTAGTTAGCTCCGATGATATCCGCTGGCAGTTTGAGCTTGGTTTCAAACACCAAATCAGAAAAGAAAAGGTCTAATGGAATACCCAATGATTGGAACAGCCCCCGGCACGGCCAATGGCAGACCGTTCGGCGTTGGCGACAAGATTCTAGTCATAGAAGCGGGCGAACGCGCGCGACTTCTACATTACGGGGAAGCTATCGACGATGAGGCAACCCCTACCCCCACGGAAAACAAGGCTTTTACGCCCGAGACTAAGGACTGATCAATGACCTACGCGAAGCTTAACCTTGACGCTATCCGTCAGTTTGGTTCCGTTGATGACTCTATCTCGATGGCACCGGTTGGAACCGCTATGCCTACCGCGTTGCTGGCGGCTGACGCGGCCCTCCCCTCCCCCTGGGTTGAGGTGGGCTGGAACTCCGAGGACGGCTACACCTTTAGCCCGAACGACTCTACGGACAAGCGCAAGGGCCACCAGGGCCACGAAATCTACAAAACGATTATGACCGAGTCCAACACGGAATTTTCGTTTGTGGCCTTGGAAACCTCCCTCACGACTTTCTCTATCCAGTGGGATATTAAGAAGAGTGAGGATTTGGCGGCGGGCGGTGGCCCTGGCAAGCCCGCAACGCAGCTAACCCTTTCCTCCGCGCGTTCTATCAAGTCTGTTGCCTTGGCTGTGCGCACTTGGTCTGAGGGTTACCAATATATGTATTTGATTCCCCGGTTTGAGATTGGGGAGCGCAGCGAGTATAAGCTGTCCGCTACCGAGGATACCGCATTTAACGTTAAGGGCACCATTATTGGTAACGTGACGCTTATCACGGACGATCCGGCCATTAAGAATGGCTTGAAGCTGTAACCCTGTGCTATCCTTGAGTTGTTGAGCCGATGGTTTGACATTTCCTTTCTGTGTGTTGTTCGGGAGACGCCGCCCACGCCTAGTGTGTGGGTGGCGTTTCTTGTATAATAGGATCAAGAATTAACAGTTACCCAATGGAGGTTGCAATGTCTGAAACCACTGTTACCATGACTACCGCTGAGATGGCTAACCAGCTACACGCTAAGGTTCCCGAGGATCACAAGCCCCGCAAGGTAAATGATAAGGAAGCTATGGCCTTAGCTAACGAAGCACTTAGCGGCGTCATTACCGTAACCGTGAACGGTGTGACCTGGGATGTTGACAAGGCCGCGTTTAACGACTTCCGCCTAATGTACGCGGCAAGCAAGGGCGACATTATGCCCATGTTCAATGCTCTAGTTCCTGATAGTGAAGCTGTTGAGAAGCTATTCAAGACTATTGCCCTGCCTGATGGCCGTGTGCCAGTTGACCAAATGGCGGCGCTGCTTGAGAAAATCAGTGAGCGGGTAGGCATGGGAAAATAACAGCCCTGCCCGGGGTGGTGGCTGAATACACGCCCGAGCTTGAGGCAGACTTCCAGCGCTTTTACGGCATTGACCTTGCGGACTTGTGGACCGGCAAAATGAGTCCCCGTAGGGCTTGGAACCTTGTTGAAAACCTCCCGGCGGGCGCGGCGCTCTGGCAAGCTATAGGTGGCCCGAACGCATGGACCGGCGAAGAATACGCGCTACATAGTTGGCTATGGAAGTTAACATGCGTAGTGCTGGACGGCTTTGGGGCCAAACAACGTGACATGCCCGAACAGCCTAAGCCCCCCGAGATTGGGTGGCGCGAAAAGCTACGCGCTAAGGCTTTGCTGGAAAAGGCGCGTATTGCTAGAATTAAGGCAAGGAACAAACGCCAAATGGCCTAGTTTCCAATGTTGGGCAATGAGTGCTCACCTATTGGCCCCGCCTGAACTGGTTGAATAGCACGGATCAAATATTTTTAACCGCCGGTTACGTAATTCACAAAGTTCAGAGTGGGGCTGAGTTCTATATGTTAGGCAGGCAGTATGGCGAAGACACAATATATTGAGTTAGCCAACACTTATGTGTCAATTGTCCCGACTGTCAAGGGCGCGGCTGAAGCCCTTGACAAGGCGTTCGGCGGCGAAAAGCAGAAGTGGGAAAAAGCGTCTGCGCGTCTGGGCAACCGGATGGTGGAAGCTATTGTGAAGCTTTGGAAAGACGCTAGCAAAAAATACAACATGGCTAGCGACTTTGTCACCAAGTTAAGGGCAGACATTCAAAAAGCCTCCCCGGAACTTAAGGCCGAGTATAAGAAAATGGGTGAGAACATCACCCGCATCACTTCAAATTGGAGTGAGCTTAACCGCAACATTATTAAGTCTTCCTTTGGGCGTATAAAAGAAGATTTGAACATTGGCGGTATCCGCGCTAGTGTCTCTAAGGAAATGGCGGGCATTAGCGCCGCGTTCGCCGGGGTAGGCGCGGGCGCTACTGAAACCGGCAAGCGGCTAAAACAAGCTTTTAACGACAGTAAGCTAGGCAAAGCCCTTGCACCCGAGTTTGAAAAAATTCAAGCTAAAGCCAATAGCGCTTTTGACGCCGTGATAGTGAAATCGGTCAAGGCGGCGGCGGCTATCGACGTTGCTACGATCCCGTTTCGCCGCTTGGCGGCAGCGGCTGAAGCGGCAAAAACCAAGCTCACATATGCGTTCTATGGTCTAGCTGATCAGATCAAAAAAGCTATCGAACCGGTCAAAGCTAAATTTAGCGAGGTGTTCGACAAGGTCAAAGAATCAGCCTCAAAGCTCGCCGATAGCGTCAAGGGACATTTCAGCAAGATTCATGACGCCGCCGCTAACATTGTTGGCAAGATCACTGCCCCTTTCTCTAAAGCGTTCGGGGCTATCTCTAACATTTTCCAGCCGTTAACTTCAGCCGTAGGCAACCTGGTCTCAACGATTGGCAAGGGCGTTAGCGGCGCTGTCGGCTACGTGGGCGGCGCTGTCAAAACGCTTGTGACTGAACACGCCCAAACGCTGTATGGGCTTGTCAGCAACACCACAGGAACTATTGGGAAGCTTAAAGGTGCTGTCAAACAGGGTGCACAAGGCATGTTCAATGTGCTACCCGAAGAAACGCGCAAGTCTATTAGTGGGATGGTTGAAAAGTTTAAAGCTTTCAACCCTGCCTCACACTTGCTGGCCCCTTTAAAGGCTATGGGGAACACGGTTGGCTTTTTCGCTGGCCAAGCCGGAAAAGCTTTGGAAGCCTCATTTAACACGGCGGTTAATGGGTGTCTTGCGGCTATTGGCGCGCTTACGGCGGCTATCGCCTCACAACTTGGTGGGGCTATTGAGCGTGTGGACACGGCCCATAACTTCCCGCGCATCATGCAGAACATGCGCGTCTCTACTGACGATGCGTCAGCCGCCTTAGCCAAGATGGACAAGGCCATTACCGGCTTGCCCACCAAGCTTAATGACATGACCGATATGTCTGTTGCGTTGAAGTCGGCCATGCCAGACAAAGAAATGTCCTATGTTTCTGACGTGGCTATCTCCCTTAACAACGCTCTGCTTGCTGGCGGTAAGGGTGCTGCTGAAGCTAACCGCGCGTTCGTGCAGTACACGCAACAGTTAGCTAAGGGCAAGGTGGACATGCAGTCCTACCGCGCCCTAATGGAAGTCATGCCCGCGCAGCTAAACCAAATCGCAGAAGCGTTGCTAGGTGCTGGGCACAATTCGCAAGAACTGTATACGGCCATGAAAGATGGCACGGTTTCGTTTGACGATTTTAACGCCGCACTAATCAAACTCAATAGCCAAGGCGTTAACGGGTTTGCGTCATTCACAGATCAGGCCAAGTCAGCCACACGCGGCATTGAAACCGCGTGGGGTAACGTAAAGAACCAGATTCAACGCGGTTTGGCTAAGATTATTGACGCTATCGGCTATGAGCGCATCCTTGGCGTAATCATGAAAGTGCAGGAATACACCAAGGCGTTCTTTAACGAAATTGTCAAGTTTATTAACGTAGCCAACAAGGACGGCGGTAAGGCGTTCTCTGGTTTCGCTGACGCTATCCCTTTCATTGGCGCGGCTCTGGGCTTTATCCTCCCTAACCTGCCTATCATTGGCGGCATGTTCACGGGCTTAACAGCTGGGGTTGGCGCGTTCATTGGCGTTGTTGTTTTGGCGTGGGTGAAGTCTAAAGAGTTTAGGGACTCTGTCGCTGGCCTTGGCGATGAACTTGGGAAGCTTGGGCAGAAGCTAGCCCCTACCGGCGCGCAGCTGCACAAGTTCGTAGATTCTTTCGGAACCTCAACGGGCCACGTGTTTGGCGGCATGATCGACAAGCTAATTAAGCCAATTGTGGAGGGAACCGGCAAGGCTGAAGGCGCTCTAACTAGGACTGTGGCCACAATTAGTTCATCTGTGCTACCCATTATAGTTGACGTGCTAGATGTTGTTGTAGACGTTTTCGCCATGGTTGAACAGCTCGCGGGCGGGTTGCTGGGGGAAATTTTCGACAAACTATCACACACCTTTGCCCGCACATTCCCCTCGATCAAGGCTGTTTTTGATGGGTTCAAAAAGCTTTGGGACTTCATCGCGCCGATTTTAATTCCAACTTTTAAAATTCTTGGGGCAACAGTCGGCTGGTTAATTGGGGTTATTCTTGACTTGGCCGGATCTGTAATGGGCGGCGTGGTTAAGCGTCTCGCTGGTTTCTTTGACTCCATTAACCCCGCACTTGATAAGGCTATGCCGAAGGTGCAGGCGTTCGCCGATAAAATGGTTAAAAGCTTCAACGACTTTAAGCAATATGCGGATCAAGCTTGGCAGAAGGTTCAACCGTTTTTCGAGTGGCTGGGCTCTGCTTTGGGTAGCCTTGGCGTTGGGGCACTGTATTTAGTCATTGACGCTTTTAAATGGTTGTATGACGAGGGCGTGAAGCTTGTTAATGAGTTAATGCCTTACCTCAAACCCTTGTTTGACCAACTTGTTTCTTGGTTCAACACTCTTAAGCAAGTTTTCGTTGACTATGTCGTGCCCGCCCTAAAGGTCGGCTGGGATGCACTCAAGGTGGCGTTCCAGGTCGGCGGCGACATTATCGGCGCAGTGTTTAATGCTGTTGGGGCTGTGCTTAAATGGGTTTGGGACTGGATTATTAGCCCTGTATTTGAGCTAATCAAGGTCGGTATCAAAGTTCTACTTTGGGTTATCAACCTGAACATTGAGCTTATCAAGGCAGCGTTTAGGGGCATGGCCGCCGTAGCACAATGGGTTTGGGACCACGGCTTGAAGCAAACCTGGGACGCTATCAAGTCTGGCGCTGACGCTGTCGGCAAATGGTACCGTGACAATCTAGCCCCGATCTTCACCACGTTCTGGAATGGGATAAAGTCGGGCTTTAAGACAATGGGTGACGTTGTTAGCACGGCTTGGAATGGTATTAAGGACGCTGCTAAAACGCCCGTCCGATTTGTCATTGACACCGTATACAACAAGGGCCTCAAGACCTGGTTCAACACGGCGGCGTCAACTATCGGCATTAAAACCCGCCTACCTGACATTAAGGCCGGGTTCGCGTCCGGTGGTGTTCTGCCCGGCTACACTCCGGGCCGGGACGTACATAAGTTCTATTCCCCCACCGGTGGGGCCTTGGAGCTTTCCGGCGGCGAAGCTATCATGCGCCCCGAGTGGGTTAAGGCTGTTGGTGGCCCGTCGGCTGTACACCGCATGAACCGGTTGGCTATCCAAAGCGGCGGGCACGCTTTCAGCTATGGTGGCGACGCTGGACAAACCGCTTTCGCCGACGGCGGTATCCTGGGTGACGCTTGGGGTTGGATCACAGACAAGACCGGTAAGGCTTGGAACTGGACCAAGGACAAGGCGAAGTCAATCGGCCATGCGTTTATGCACCCACTCGAAACCATTGAGAAACTAGTGCTCGCCCCCACCCGTAAACTGTTGGGCAAGGTGACCTCCGGCGCTGTCGGCGACATGGTTAAGGCAATGCCGCCCATGTGGTTTGACCGCCTAAAGGCAATCTTTAAGGGTGAAACTGAAAAGATTGGCGGCGGTGACCTTGTCAACACGGCGCGTAAAGCTATCGGCACTCCCTATGTGTGGGGTGGCGTGAACGTGCCCGGCGGTGTTGACTGCTCCGGCCTTATCGTGTGGGCTTTGCGTCAAATGGGGAAGAATGTCCCCCGCCACACGGCGTCGTCTTTCCAAGCTAATTCTTCCCCGATTGGTTCCCCGGCCCCGGGTGACCTTGCGTTCTGGGGTGGCGCGCCCGGTATTGGTGGCGCGCATCACGTCGCGGTAGTGTCTGGCCCTGGCCGGATCATTGAGGCACCCACCTTTGGTATTCCCGTACGTGAAACCAGCGTTTACGGTGCGGTAAACTATGGTCATTTCAAATACGATCAAGGCGGCTGGTTGCGCCCCGGCGTTACGACTGTAGTCAACAAGACCGGTAAGCCTGAGCCGGTGTTCACATCCAACCAGTGGCAAACCCTGAAGAACAAGGGTGTTGACAAGGCCGCACTAGTTGAGGCCCTCAACGGCTTGTCGGTGACTCTCAACGTTGGCGGTAAAGACATGGACGCCTACCTAGACGTGAGGGAAGCCCCCGCTAACGCCGCCGTATCAAAACGCAAGATTAATGAAATTTTAGGTGTGAGATAGAACATGGCTAAATGGAGCCCGTCTAGCGGCTATCTGTTTGTTGGCGTGAATGTAACGCAGTCACCCGCAACAGTAACAGCCAACACCAAGACAGTTACGCTCACCGCCCGCTACTTTGTTTCGAGTGACGGGTACGGACATAACTTTAGTTCCGTACTACACGCCACCGGCGCTATTGTGGCCGATATCCCGTTTAGTTTTTCTAGCCCCTACAACGGGTCTGTGACGCGCGAGGTTGGTTCACGTTCAATCACGGTGGCGGTTAACGGAACTAAAAGCTACACGTTTAACGCTAGCGTGGGTCCGATCTGGAATGGTGGCAACCCTACTGTTTCATACACGCACACGGTGCAGGTTAGCGGCGCAACAAGCGGTGGCGGTGGCGGTACCCCGGCTACCCCTATTCAAGGCCCAAGCGGGCCAAGCAATGTTAAGGCCGTCCTTGTCAAGGGGCGTCCCTATGTGACGTGGGTTAACAATGACACTAGCGTTAAACCGGTCCTTGCGGTGGGTATCGAGCGTCAAGGGTCCGACGGGAAACTAGTTCGTGTCGCCACACTACAGGGCAAGCCCACTAGCTGGACGGATAATGCAGCGGCCCGCAACGAGCGCTACACCTATTATGTTCACACCTGGAACCCTGTAGGTGTGTCTGACCGTATCCCTGCCACCGATCCGCTCTATATGCCGATTGATGCACCAACCGGTGTGAATGTTAAGTACAGTCGAGACGGCGGCGTCTACCTGACCTGGGTAAACAGGTTAGGTTATGAGCCGGTCGTGCTTGTCAAGCAAGGCGACACTGAAACCGAGTATGGGGCGGGAACAAAGTTTGTTACTCTACCCGCCCCCACCGGGGAAATGTCGTGGGGTGTGGCGTTAGCATCCCCCGGCAAGGCGCAGGTGTCGCCCTATACGCAGTCAAACACGCTCCCCCCGCTGCAACCACCAGCGGCGCCAACTATTGTGGGGCCTAAAGAAACCGTTGCGCCCACAAACATTCCCCTAGTGTGGCAACATAACTCAAGGGATACTTCAGAGCAAGAAAAAGCTGAAGTACGCTATAGGACTATTGGTGGCACCAGTTGGGAAACCGTCACTGTCAGTAGCGCCCAAACAACCATGTTGCCTTTACTTGCCGTGGGGCGCTGGGAGTGGCAGGTTCGCACATGGGGCTTGTTTAAACCAGGTGAAGAACCTGGGGCCTCTCCTTGGTCGGATGTGTCTAACATTAACGTAGACACGCCACCTAGCGTGCTGCTAGGGTTCGCCGTGCTGGGTGCACCCATAGTTAAGACCTCGCGCCTAAACCTGACCTGGCGTTTTATCACAACCTCCGGGGCTACACAGGTGGTCGCCGAAGGCAAACTGTATGACACTAACGGGAATCTGGTTGAAACCCAAACCAGCGAAACGGCTGACGCTAAACTACAGTTCGCAACCCCACTCCCGAACGGTAGTCGCTGGCGTGTGGCGTTACGCGCCAAGTCTAGCGCTGGGCTATGGTCGAACGTAGCCGAGGCGGCGTTCCAAGTAGAGTACGCTATGCCTTTAGCGCCCGTGGCCGCTGGCAAATGGGATGAAACTAACGGGTGTGTGAACCTCACCATTAGTAACCCGCAACCCACCAACGCCGATAACGTGGCGGCAGTAACAAACACTGTATGGGCTAGCCGCGACGGTGGCGCTACGTGGGAAGTGCTCGCCGCCCTAGTGCCACTAGACACTACCTACACAGACTACACGGCCCTATCTAATGGGGATACGCTCTATCGGGTTGAAGCAATAAGTGACCTACCCTCTTCAGCCCACACTGACTATGTGGTTAGCGCAGACTCGCAAGCTATCTGGATATCAGACGGCGCAAGCCCCGGCGTTGCGTTCCCTTGGGAACCTAAACACACGCTAAAAGCTGGGTTGGTTAATCGCAAAGTGCAGCGGTTCGCAGGCCGGGAAAAAGGCGTACTGTTTGCTGGCCGTGAATATGAGCGGTCAATCTCTGTAACCGCCGACGTGCGAGACGAAGAATACCAAAGCCTAATAGACCTAGAGAAACTAGCGTTAACACCACAAGTCATGCTGTACCGTGACCCCATGGGGCGCCGAATGTGGGTGTCTCTAGGCGAAATTAGTTTACCCCGTGACGTTAACGGCGCATGGAATATTAGTTTTGATGTAACCGAGGTTGAAGCGCCGCATGGACATTAACAGTATTGATTGGGCTGGGCACCGGGTAACTAGGTACACGGTTACCCGGCTTAGCCGACTCGAACACGAAATAGGCGAACTGAAAGAAGTACTTAGTGGCAGCGTCTCTGTTTCCGCAACCACACAGTTAAGAACGTCCGCGTCTCTTGAGATAGCCGACACAGGGCAGGGCATTAACTTTGCTAGCGAGCGTGTACGCATTGACGCAACAGTCAACGGGTATACGTGGCCTTTGGGCGTGTTCCTATATTCCTCCCCGAAGCGAAGCTACACAGACGCACAAACCACTATCAGTGTTGAGCTATTAGGCAAGCTCGCTATTTTGAGCGAGTCATGCACACAATACCCCTATAGTGTTCCGGCTAACACGGCGGTTGTGCCTCTAGTTAAAAGCCTGATCGAAGCGCAGGGCGAAACAAACATTATCGCAACCGATAAACAAAAGTTCCTACGTTCAGCTATGGTGTGGGACGCTGGCACCAGCTACCTTAAAATCATTAACGACCTGCTAGACGCTATTAACTATTGGGGCCTCTATACGGATGGTTCCGGCGCGTTCTGTATCACCCCCTACACTCTCCCGGAAGATCGCGGCATTTCGTGGATGTTCGTTGAGGGTGCAAACTGTATCCATACGGCAGAATGGACACGTGAGCAAGACATTCTTGGTGTCCCTAACCAGGTTGTGCTTGTTGGTAACGCGGCGGGCGGTGGCGGCGATAACGAAGATAAACATGTTCTCACCGGCATTGCCCGCAATGAAAACCCGGACTCGCCCTACTCCTACCAGTCGCGCGGGCGTTGGATCACCCACACAGAGACCGGGATTGAGGCAGATAGCACCGGCACCTTGTTTGCTAAAGCGCAACGCAAGCTGCAAGAACTTTCCGCACCTGTCGGCAAGATTGACATTAAGAACGCGCCCCTAGCCCTGGACCCTAACCAGGTTGTGTTGTTTGACTCGCAAGGCCACAGGGCTAAGGCCACTATTCAGGAAATTAAATACACTCTAGACCCAACCGCGCTGGTTGACACGACCCTAAAAGAAATTGAGGTAATCACGATGCCGACTGACCTTTCAACTCTGGTTGAAACCCTAGCCGAATTGTCCGCTAAGGTTGACGCGGCAATGCAACTACGTTGGGGTGTGCTCGATAGTGTCGAGCCCGCAACGGTAACCTTGGATGGTGGCGGCGTGTTGTCCGATGGGGTGGAGATTCTGGGAACCGCTATTGAAGGTGACCGGGTGGCCGTCACTATCGTTAACCGGCGCGCAATCGTTTTGGGTGGGGTTCGACAGAAGCTACCTAACGGTGGGCTGACAGTGCAAAGCGGGTGGACCTTATATTATGTTCGCGTTGAACGTAACGGCGCTATGATTCACGCCGACTTTCGTTTGACCGGTTCGCAGCAAAGTTTCTCTAGCGGACAAATAATGACCGTGGCGAAACTTAACCCGCTAATCTCGATTAAGGGAGACGGCACCGCCGTTGGGTTTATCGAAAAGGTGGGTAACTTCTCCTTGCGCGTTGTGCGCGACAATCTACAGGTAGTTGCAGGTAGCGGCGGCGGTAAATTCCCGCCCGGCGACTACTACGCTTCCATTACGTGGAACATCTGACAAGGGGCGTTGTATAATGTTTAGTATGACTAGTATTGATGACGAAATCGCGGCTATGGCCTCTATGCCTGAATTTGGCGATGGCCCCGACAATATTGTTCCCATTGATGTTAGCGACATTCACATTCAGGCCGCTAACAATGTCTACGACTGCTTTGTTGGAGGTGTTGCACAGTGACTACCGCAGCAGATGTTCTAAGGTATGCCGCTGATGAGGTGGGCTATAGCCGTTGGGATGACGCCCTAGAAGGGTCCAAGTATGGGCGTTGGTACGCTCAGAAAACCCACTCAGCCTACTTTGCCTCTAGCGGTGTGCCGTTCTGCGCCATGTTTGTTTCTAACATTCTGGCAGAAGCGGGCACCAGCCTACTAGGCAACGACCAGGTGTACGCCTACGTGCCCTGGATGATCCGCGACGCCCGCAACGTTGGGCGCCTAGTTTCCCCCGAAAATGCTCTACCCGGTGACGTCCTATGTTTCGACTGGGACGGCGACGGCGTAGCCGATCACACCGGGTTCCTTGCGGCGGCGTACCCTGACTATGTGGCAACCATTGAGGGCAACACCTCAAGCGGTAATGGCGGCTCACAGTCTAACGGCGGTGGCGTCTATCGTCGCACCCGTGATTGGGACGATATTTGCGCCATTATTAGGCCCGCATACACTGGCACCGGTATTACCCCCACCGCTACCCCTACCCCTGTTCGCTCCACCAACAAAGACGGCACACTTGTTGTTGACGGTTGGTTAGGCAATGACAGTATTGGGCGCATGCAGCTACTGCTTGGGCAGTCTGTCGACGGCTACATTAGCGGCCAGGATGAAGACAACGAAGACAATTTAGAGTGTTTCACCGCTATTGAATACGATGGCGGCGGCTCTCTACTGGTTGAAGAAGTTCAGCGCCGCCTTGGTGTTGAATCTGACGGTATTCTAGGACCTGAAACCGTTAAGGCATGGCAGGGCAAGCTTGGTGTCACCGTTGATGGTTACGCAGGGGTTGAAACCGGTAAGGCAATTCAGCGTGAACTAAACGCCGGAAGGGTGTGTGCATAATGACTAAGCATCGTGAAGAACTGTTTACTCAGGATAAGCGCGCCGCACTGTATCGCCTAATTGTCGCCGTTTTGGTGGTGTTAGGTGCATATGGTGTTGACACGCACGGGTTGCAGGCTTTGCTAACCCCCGAGTCGTTCGCTATCCTTGCTGGCCTTGTATCCGCTTTGTGCTCTTCCTGGCACACGCCGTTCACTAAGCCTATCCTCCCTAAGCATAGGCAGGGAACGGAAACCCCCAAGGTTTCAGAGAACAGCGAGGGCTAACAATGTTGATTGGAGCATTAGGGGCGGTGCTGGTCCCTTTAGCCGCCGCCCCTCTCGCCCCGATCAACTCAGCCGAGGGAATCAACGCGCTAGCAACGCTGCTAACCGCGTTCGTCTCAGCGTTAACAGTAACCGGTGTCACCGGATACTTGGGTAGGCGGCGAAACAAAAGACAAGCCGCACAAATAAGCCACATGCAAGCGGCCATTGAAGATACGCGCGAACAGGTGACCAACCACCATTCAACCAACTTACGTGACGATGTGACGCAGGTTGCTGAAATGCAAGCGGCGGTGATGGATATGATTACTGAGCTTAACAAGGAAAATGAAGCGCGTACTGATAGGGCGGATTTAAAAAACGCTGAACGGTTCTCAGAGCTGGCCGACCGCATGGGCACAATAGATCGAAGAATAGCCACGCTAGACGAACGTCTAGCGGCAACGCAAGGCAACAGTCACTCTACACACGCAAGACTGTTTGAGCGAATCGAAAAGCTTGAGGAAGATAAGGAAAAGGAAGAATGATTGAAGCCCCGGCGGCACCCTATGCCCGCGTAATTGGCCGTTTTGCAACACCCGGCTTGCAGGGCCGCCGGGGCCGAATCACTTTCACCCCCACTGTTGAAGGTGTAGCCAAAACAGACAATGGGGCTGTTTTCTTTGGTGGTAGTGAAACCGCCTACATTAACGACAGTGGGGCAATCGGTGACAGTAAAGGCAACCCCTACATTGACTTAGTAGGGTTAGGGCCTAATGTGACCCCAAACAGCAAGTGGGCTTACCACGTGCTTATTGAAACACTTAGTGAAGTGCTTGAGTTTGACGTTTTCCTGAAACAGGGTGGCGTCTATGACCTGAACAATTTACAGAATAGCGGTGACGAAAACGTGTCTATCCCACCTGACATCCTGAGTAAGCTAGCGGCCCTGGATAATGTAGCAACGCAGCTACCCGCCCTTAATCAGGCTGTATCTTCAGCAACTAGTAAAGCTGAGGCCGCAACCAGCAAAGCCGAACAGGCAACCCTTAAAGCAGAAACTTTAAGTGGAACTGTTGAGACTGTTTCAGGTAAGGCTGACTCTGCTTTGAGTAAGGCTAGTGAGGTTGAGGCCCTGGCTAGGAAAAACGCCGAAGATATTGTCGCCGTCCGCAACTCTATTCCCACGTCTGGCAGTGGCGCGCCGGGTCCCAAGGGTGACCCCGGCGAACGTGGCCCTAAGGGTGACCCTGGCCCGCAAGGCCCACAAGGCGCGCAGGGTGAACAGGGCTTACCCGGACCCAAAGGTGACCCTGGTTCGCTAACCAAGGAACAGCTAGACGAGCTAAACCGGAAGCTGGACGCTCTCAAGTCCGGCGCGATGGGTAGCAATGAACAGACGATCGACATTAGCGACACCCACTCTTACACGCTTGCGCCCGCCGCTAATGTGCAGACGGTGATCCTAACCAAGTCAAAGCCGGGTATTGTTGACCTCACCCACCCCGATAACATTACTTGGGTTCCTGCCCCGCCTGAGCTAACCAGCAACGTTGGTTCCGTCGTGTATTTGGTGTTCATTAAGACCGGATCCGGCTACCAAGGATATAGCGCCGGTGACCTGGACGATCTTAGCGAACTGCTAGCTACCCTGCCTCCAATGAAGTCTGTTATCCCCAAGTTTATTGATAACGGCTGGGCATACGGTGGAACCAACTACCTGGCGCTAGTGAACAGTGTTACCGGCTCTAGCACCGACGGTTTCACCATTAAAGTTACGCACAATGTACAGTCCGTGCTCCCCAACAGCAAGCGCGGCAATTCCGATTTTTGGAACTACGTTGAGGAAGCCAACGAAACCGAAAAAGCCAAGGTTAAGGGCGGGCCTCTCTCACAGGTTGGCCGCGCCGAACTAAAACTAGGTAAGCCGATTATTGTTGAGGCCACTATCGAGGCCGACAACCCCCGCTCTAGTTTCGGGCTGTACGGTTCACCCTACAATGAGAAGCTAGTGACAATCGGCGCTAACCCGAACATGGTGTACGAGTTTAGCGGCAACGGGGTTCCGAACATTAACACCGTCATTAAGGCGCAGTCCGGCGACTCGCTACGGTTCAAGTACGACGGCACTAACTGCACCGCCTACCTGAAACCAGTAGGCAAAGAAACCTGGGTAATGCTGGGCGCCCTGCAACCTAAGCCTTTCGGGCATGAAGAAAAAACAATCTACAGCCGTATCGATTCTCAATACAACTTCACTGTGAAAAACTGGCGGGCTACCGGGGAATTTGCGTAATGTCTAACGGCTATGAACTTTTGGCAATGATCCTGGCGGGGCTAGCTAACAAGCCTAATGGCCCTGCCAGGTCGGCGGGTTTCGACGAAACCTACAATATCGTTGTTGACGCTAACTCGCTATTCGCTAGGTGGGTTGCACCTGGTATCCAAGAGGTTGCGGGTTTTAAAAATCTGATCCAGTCCACCGGCGCTAACGTCGGCAACTGCGCCATACCTGGCCAAACCTGGGCAGACATGGCCAAAAACGCAACCGACGTTCAAGGGCTGTGGCGCTCAGGTAAAAAGAATATTCTTGTTACCGGTGAGACCACTAACTCTATTTTCGTTGAGGGCGCTAGCGTCGCTAAAACCGTGGCCGACGCTAAAGCCTACATTGCCGCGCGCCGCGCCTCTCAAAAATGGGATTATATTGTTTTGTGTGGCACTATCCCACGCGGCGACAAGGCCACGCCTCAAGAAAACGTTGAGCTAAACAAACGCATCCTTGACGTAGACTCGCAGCTCAAAGCAGACACTACACTGTATGATTCTTGGGTTGATTTTAGGGCGTTTAGCCCCGAATGGTTCAAGGCCAGGGCTGACGGCTACACCGCTAAGTTCATGGACAGCACAGCCACGTGTAACCCTACAGGTGGGCGCCCCGACATGATTCACCCTATCGGGGCGCCACGTGACGTGTTCGCGGATGCTATCGCCGACGGCCTAAACCGGCTTAGTCTAGCTTAGCTTTGAGAGTGGCTCTAGCGCTTTGGTTACGAATGGCTCTAGCATTTCCATAATTTGCTCAGCGGCCTTATAGGACTTAAAGAGTAGTTCCGGACCGGCCGGTTCACAAAGCAGATCGGCAATGTCCGCTAGGGCAATGTCGCCTTTGACCGGTTTAGCGTACGTGCCAAGCCAGGTTAGTTGCGCATCCCGCCGACCATATTTTGACAGTCGGTATTCGAGCGTAAAAGGAACCTTGGTAGTTCCGTTAGCGACAGAAACAACGTTGCCGGTTTCGTCTACCTCAATGTTGAAGTATTGAGCAGCTAGCCCTAATGTAGGGTCTAGGCCGTTGCGGTCTTGTGCCGCGCCGATAGTTAGAGCGGCGGTACGCACTAGCCGGTGTTTTTCCCCTAGAATCTCCGAGAGTGACTTCAGGGAGTCTAAAGCATCCCACATGTTGCTACCAATGGTGGAAAAGTCCCAATAGTCACCGGTCGAGGTTGCCACAATCTCAAACCCGTTCACATGGTGAATAATGTTGCCAAGGTGACCGATAACGTTCGCGTCTACCGCCCCCTTGGTTTCTTGCACATGCAAGGTATAGGTAGCGAGTAGGGCTTGGTTAATTTCCTCAATAGAGTACAGCATTAGTTTTCCCTAGCATCCCATTCTAGTTTTTTGGAGATGAGCGCGGCCTCAATGAATGGGCGCTGAATCTCACGGAATTGCTCGCCGGTCACATCGGGCCGTAGGATATGCAGTAGGTCCCGGTAAGTGCAAGACTCGATGTTATAGTTTTTCGCTAGCGTCGCCTCTAGGGCTTGCATATAGTTAGGCGTGGCTTGCTTAATTCCGCGCCACTCCCAACGGATGGCGTCATAGTCAATGGTTGTGCGCGTGTTTGCGCCGGTGTGAACGGTCAACGTTACTGGCTGTGACCCTACCTTGCAGTATGTGCAGTGCATTTTTTTGCTACCGTCACGGATGGGGCGTTGTAGCTCACGCATTTCAGCTACGGTTAGGTTGTCCGCTAGTTCGCGCACATCCCATAGCAGCTTGTAAGGTCCGGGAATGTTGTCGCCCTCAGCAAACATGAACGGGATGGTCTTTGCAAAGCCGCGAAGCGCCCTAATCATAATGTCCGCATCTAGCGTGCGCAGACCGGCGGCTATTTCCCGCAGATCGTCAATAACGTTAGCTAAGGGGTTAATGGAGCCCGAGCCTACACCCGACCCCCATTCCTTGCTGTAGGTGGATGCGCAGACAGACAGGTCTAATGCCACAATTTCGGTGTTCTTGCTGTTTTTCATGCTTGTATCCTATGTCCCTATTGGCGTGTAAACAACATTTATGAGTGTGACGTTACTTACAAAGGGTCTTGATATTGTTATGTTCACGATAATAAAGCACCCAAGCCATTTTCAAAGTTTCCTGGGAGTAAGAATAGGCTAGCTCTTCAAGGTCGTTAACCGTAGACTCAGAAATAAACGCCGAAATATCGTGGCGTGCGGAAAGTGTAACGCCGTAACGTTCAGGGTGCGCCCTGACCTCGCTAGCCGCGCTAGCCCTCAAAAAAACGTCATAGTTGAACTTGATACGGTTAATGAGCACAGAATTGAACGACACGTCGAAATTGTCGAATGAATCGTCTACTTTTTGAAGCCAATACACAAACCGTTCAACGGTAGATTCTTGAAGACCTTTTCCCCGCTCTAACATGATGTTGTATAGAGCTAAATACGCGACCAGGTCTAGCTTAGTGTCGAACATGCTTTCAGTGTCAGCTTTAACCTTTTCTAGCCGGTCCACCTTGCGCGCCATGCTCGCCACAAAAGCGAGTTTGCCACGCTTGCACCAGCTTTCCTTATAGCTAGCGTTCTTAGCCGTGAACACACGCACGATAGTCTCTAGTGGCGTTTCGTGCATGATACCCAACCCAAGCAGGGCTTGCTTAGACGGATCAACAAACATCTTTTCCTCACTCATTGTCTGAATCTTCCTTTACCGGTAAGGGCAGGTCGTACACGGCGTCAAGGTAAGGCTTGAGTGCGTCTAGAATTTTCGCCGCTTTATCTGGACAGCCGCACAGGTAGCCTAGCCCCTGTAAACTTAGAACATTCTGACGCTTGGACCGCAAAGCATGATAGCCGAAAATGTCTGAGGCGCCGTCTAACAACGTTCCGTCATGGCAAGCGGTAATGAACTTGTCGGAATTTTCGAATAATTCCTTTGGATATTCCACCTTGTCTTTGTCGTAACGCCAAACTAAATAATCGCGCCGCAACAGTTCTAACCGCAGCGAAAGAACCTCACACTGTTCAGCCGACAACCATTCCAGCGGCTTGGGCCGGATACTAGCGGGCTGGGCAGTTTCATTGGTGGGGGTGGACACAGCCGCACTACAGTTGGTGAAAAACATGGTGCGAGCCCCAAATTCCTGGGAGATGCAAACAAGAAAATGCCTATTGCTAGCCTGAAGCACAGCCAAGAACTTAGCCACCCTAATGTAAAGACTAGACACAGACTTAGCAGAGACGGCAAGGTCTGGGACGTCGTAGCAATAGAGATAGAAAAAGTGTGTGTCAAAGAACGCCGCGCACTCTTTGCCGTCTAGCTCAAAGTATTCTTCCGGGTCAAAGTCGTAAAAGTCTTTAAACTCAACGTTAGACACGTTGCAAAAATAATCTCGTTCCTTGCCGATAGAGTCAGGACTAGCTAACTCAGCAAAGACTAGTAGCCTATCGTGCGGGCCGGGATGCTTTAGCACTCCCTTGATTTTGCTAGGGATCAGTTCATGCCACGGTTTCTTATCGCCACAGCTAACAGTGTAAATGTCAGTTCCCATTGTTGTTGTTCTCCTTATCCTTACGACAGCCGCTTTTCAACATAGCTAAGCACACGGTAAGCCGCCTCAATGGTGGGTGCATCGTTAGACATGACCGCCGCCCCGGCAAGGAACCAAGCCAGGTTAAGGGCATAGGCCCTCCTAGACGCGTTCAGGTCATTCATGAACAGTAGCCCCTTTAGCGAGTCAGCATACCCGGTGGCAATTTTAAACCCAACAGGGTTAAGGCCGTTACCCTTAAGGCTCTCCTTAACCAGGGCAATGCTTGCCTCCAACTGGGCGCGCTCACGCTTAAACAACACATTCTTAACCATTAGTCAACTCTTCCTTTTCGAATAGCATCTTTCTGAAATGTAACTCTAGAATATCTTTAAGTGTTCGCGTGTCGGCGATAAGTTCTTTATCGTCTAAAGTTATAGCCACCCCAAGGGCGATGTTAGCACAGGAGCAGGCGTAAATGTGGGCGACACTCGATGTAGGGGACGCCATAATATTTTGCGAAGCTTGGGACACTTCAGCACAAATAAACATGCCGTCAGTAAAAGATATTTGTTTACTCCCAATCTTACGCTTGCTCACATCTACGATACGGCTAGCTAGCGAGTTAACCGCGCCGGTATAGTCTTTGTCTGGCTTCATTCTTGTTCCTGGCTGGTTGCTTGTATACGTGATTCTAGGCTGGGCGGGTTGTGGATGTCAGATAGCAGAATATCTACACGAAACCCTATAGATTCTTTTAGGGTCTTGGTTGCCTTGATAAGTTCCACATTATCTATAGCTGTAGCCATCCCAAACAACATACACGCATGACCGTAGCCATAAACAGCTTTATCAAGTGAATCATATTCTGATTTAAGCGCCCCCATAGCCAGAGACAGCCTAACATTAAATAGGGCGGCCTCAACAAAACGCATCTGACGGGCCTTAAGATTATTCCCCACTAGGTTCTTTAAGGCGCGTTCAATACGATGCAGCCCCAAAACATATTCTTCACCTGTAATAAATGTCATTGCTGTTCTTTCTTCCATAACCCGCCCGTCTCTTTCTCGATAACGTCCGCCGCCTTAGACAATGCCGGCTCAGGTGCTTTGCCGCTTTTGCTTTCATACTCGATATATACGGACTCAACAGGAACTACAGTGCGAACGCCGCCTATCAAGATAGATAGGTTCCCGCGCCGCAATAATGCTGAATCTTCAAAAACGCGCTCGATCACCTTACGAAAAGCGCTGTGAGCAATTTTTCCGGGATCGCTAAGGGTGGGCGGCAAAGCGTTCAACAAACCCTGCAATACGCCATATGACGTTTCGTCATATGCTATTAGTAAAGAATCGCCCTCTAAGAAACGCATACTGTGAACATGTGGCTCTGAGTAACGACACAAAACACGGCTAGCTTGCCGCCAACGTGAAGCCGCACGCTTAGAGACGCCCGGCGTCTGTTCGATAGCATCCGCGACAGCCATTAGTTTGTGTTCAATCTCTTTCCAGGTTGGGGCACTCACTTGTTGCTCCTTTCTTCAGTTTCGACCATTTTCAATAGTCGTGGGACAAGCGGCTTAGCAACCATTTGCGCAAATACCGCCGCAATGTTTTCTGGGTCTTCCCCCGCCAAAGCTTTAAGCAAGGCCAGGGCGTCTAGGCATTCTTTGGCGTCGGCTACCTCGCTAGCCGGGGTTGGGGCCTCTTCCACACCGGCCAACCAACCGGCGTAGTCTTGAACCCCATTCATAACCCTTAGCAGTGTGCCACGCTTGGCAGGGTGGATACCCTTTGTTTCCTGGATCACCGCTTTCAGGCCGAACAGCCCGGCGGTAATTGAAGCTAGTGTCCGTGTGGGCATGTTACGCACTGTGTGCTCCTTTCTTTCTATGTCCCTCCCGGCACACTGTCGGGGGGGGGCACTCAACGCCGATACGATCTGACGAAGCGCCTACGCTCTGCAAAGCCCAATAAAGATACTTATTGTCGTTGACGCTCAAGTCTTTATGTAAGGCGCTAATAGTCGCCTTTGTATTGTAATAGGCGGCAATAGCGACGGCACGCCGGATATACGAAGCCTCAAGCATGTTTTCTAGTGCTTTGTTGTATTTTTCGGAAATTTCGCCGATTTTTTGGGCGGCAGTGTCCGGGTTACAGGTTGCGCCGCTTTGCGCGGCTGAGACTCGCAACCCGCGTTGCTCGCTAGCGTTAAGCCCGTTGATATCGCGGATATCGCGCGGGTTCCAACCTTGCGTGCGTAGTGCGTTGATGCACGCGCCGATCTGTTCGCGCGCCTTGGTGAGTTCACCCTTGCAGGTGTCGAAGCGCTTGGCGGCCTCACGTAAGGCCGCTGGGTTATATAGGCCGCTAACATTTTCGTTGTAGGCTTTTGCGAAAATGTTAACAGCGTTTTTAGGGATCAAAAATTGCCGCCGATCGGCAGCAAAAAAAGTGACATTTGTCATGTCTTTAGTCTTAATGTTTCCCATTGTGATGTTCCTAACATGTGTCTCTGCGTAGTTCTCAATGTGATATTTCCCACGTTTCACACCCGCTATATTGTGTGGTACGTGTCATAATGTGTTCTCACGGTCCCATTTTGTTACCTCCTATCGGGTTCCGTTCCCGTTTCCTTATGTATATATACTATCGCACGCACGCGCCTATAGCAAGAAAAATAGCCCTAAATTCAAGTGAACTAGCACACATTTACGCGCCTATATATGCGGCATGCGTGCCTATGCGAAAATTTGCCTAAAAACACCCTACCCTAAAACGCACTGTAAGCCAATCTAACGGCCTTAAATTCAAGCATAGTACTATATACCTAGTCGCAAAGTTAGGCTGTCAGATTGGCTTACATGAAACCGCGCTAAAACAGCCCAAACGCACAAAAAGCCATGCGCTAGGCATGGCTACGGACAAAACGGACACACAAAAAGACACTAGCTTTTTAGCTAGTGTCTTAATGCTTGCGTGAACTAGTTCACAAAGTAGTCACCGTTAGCGATTTGCTCAATTAGGGTTAGGTACGTGTGCAAGTCGTCCAAAAAACCCTCCCCAAGCGTTTCTGTGTCGCTTTCGTCCAAATCGTCGAAAATATCGAGCACTCGCCAAATCGCGCGGGTAGCGTTCGAAAGGTGGTAGCCCTCCCAACCGCGCGCGTCTGATTTAACAATGTCCTTACAAACGTCGTGCAAGTGCCAGATAGAGTCAATAGGCAGCTTACTGTTAAGCCCGTCACTCAAAGCCGACTCATTTTTGACCAAAATCCTAGCAACGTCCCTAATTTTGCATGCAATTTCTACAAAAATGCGTTGTTTTTCAGTGAGTGCGAACACATCCAAGTTCGACTCGATAGAATTGCTTGGGGTCACGTGCGCCGCGTGAGTTTTGAGGCCCCGGCCACTCGCTAAAGCGTAAGGCCAAACCGCGCCGGGTAGCATTTTTTCGATAGCGTCAGCATCGTTGCACATGGTATAGGTTGCGTCGCCTTGCGTGACCGCCGTCTCAAACATAACGCGGCCGTCGTCGACAATATCCAAGGTAATCTCAATCTCGATTTGACCGCCCGGCGCATCTTCCCAAACAAGATTAACGCCGTTCCACTCCCATTCAAGCGTGTTGTACACGCGTTCGGTGTGGAAGTTGTCAAGAACGTTGCTCATGTCACATGTCCTATCTGTGTCATTGTGTTGCGTGTGTTGGTTTGGGCGGGTTAGTTTTTACCCTATCCCCTGCCCATGTAAATATAATAGCGAACTATCTGCACATTTACAAGTTATTTTAGTGTGTAGTGGGTCACACTTCAGGGGTAGCTAGTGCGAGACTAGCTAGCGACTCGCTACCCGTAACCCATGCCGCTAAAATTTCCCTAATGGCGTCAATTCCAGGTGCGTTAGTGACGAACGTCTCAAAGCGCTTAACACCGCTTGCCTTAAACCTTACAATGTAACCTTTGTCACGATAGAATAGCGACAGCCGACCAATTTTGTTGTACTGACCATAGCTAAAATAGGACCATAAACCAGCGGCGCGCCCTGGTTTGCTGTTTGCGTATACATCAGCAACCATAAATTTAGGTTCATTTGAACCACAGGTCACGACTAAATAAATGTCTGGAATGTTCCATACCTGTTGCTCTGTATTCTTGCTCACTTTAATTCTCCCTTTGTGTGTATGTTTTGAGGTGGGCACGACTTACACCCCGTGCCCATAGGCGTGTGAGTTAGTTAACGCTAGCTAGGGCGCTAGTAAACGCTGTCTAAAAGGTTCGCTAGGTCAGTGTCTAGGCTCTCCAAGTCCAACACGCCAAAAGTGCTTGAATTCACAAAAACTGCAAGTACCCAATCTGCTAGCGCTTGCACCCACTCTTCAGGCGCGCCATCCCAAGCGCAAAGCGCGTCAAACAAAATTCCTGCGTTCCACAAAATTTCTACAACATCAGCACATAGCCCTTTTGCCGTGATCAATTCTACAGACTCGCCATAGCAAAAACGCTTTTTAACCCAAGCGCCGCTAATGTCGCTACCTGGAATTTTTTCACTGTCCGCTAGTCCCCAATCAGTGCATACCATGCGGACTAACTCTAAACGCTTTTTGAATACAACGTTAGCGATATCGCAAGCGTTGTAGTGCTTTAGGACACATTTTGCGCCTAAGCGGTTTACCGCTGGAAACGCTTCGGACTCAATAGCCGCCAACTGCCACTCTTCCCGCTGCTTGTATGACGGCATTCGAACGTTTTTCATGTCGTTGTCTTTCTATGTGTGTGTTTTTGGTTGGGGACGTATTGTAAGCCCGTCCCCTTGGCTTATGTCTATATCCTATAGAAAATATGAGGATATAGCAAGTTTTTATAGAGTGAGCTAGGTTACAATAACTCCCACTCGCGAATAAACTCACGCAAAATGCGGTCCAACTCGCAAAACATGTTGCGCACAAATGGACTTGCCTTGTGTGGTAGCGCCTTAAGTTCATCCCCTAACATTAGGGAGGTGTCTAGCACGGCCGCCCCGATTAGGTGAGGATCGGCCGGAATGAGGTCCTGCAAAGGACCGCAGTCCTCAAAAAGTGAGGTTTGCCACATTAAGCCCTGTGTTAGGCTCTGCCAGTGGCGGTAAAGACTCCTTGCTGACGCGGTGTATTCCACTGTCTCGCGGCCTGTGATTGGGTCTAAGTGCTGCATTTCAGTAACCTTTCAGTCTGTTGTTATGTATATATACTATCAGTATATTTTCTTACTAGCAAGTGATGTAAGAGTGAATTAGCTCACTTAATACCCCATTGGGTATTAAAGCGCGAAAGCAAGTCAAACAACGCACCCCACCGCGCCCGCGTGGCGAGCCTCACATCGTCGGGCAATGCGATATATTCTTCTGTCACCATGTCCAACGCATCTAGCGCGCTAGTGACTGCACTAAACCTATCGAAACCGTATCACCCCCAGTAGTGAAGTTGTTCACACGGCTTGCCCATGTCCTTAAAAAGTGGCGTTTCCCACTCTAGCCAGTCCGTGAGCTCTTCCCGCTCTTCGGCCATTTGTAGATATGCTTCTTCAAACTGTGGGGTTCCCCACATGTCGCTAGCGAGTGCCTGTTCCATTTTTCTTTGTCCTATCAATCAGTGTGTTGTCAATATTTTTTGAGTGGCAGGGCCGGGTCTATCCGACCCTGCCATATTGCTAGCCTATGGCTAGGATGTGTACCCTAGCGGGTACGGGACCGGTCAACGTGGGTGAGCTCACACTCTTCGACGATCTGCCAGAACGTGTCAGGGCTCACAACGCTAATGTAGACGCTCTTGGGGATGTACCAACCGAACGCACGCTCGATAATCGCTTCAGTGTCGAACTCGCCTGCGAACTCTTCCAAGGCCGCGTTAACCACGCTCTCAACGTCGTTCATGTAGCCGTAGGTTTCGAGCTCTTCAACCTCCAAGCCCTGAGCAGTGGCGATAGCTTCCAGGGCCTCAGCGTCACGTACCATTTGCATTTGTCTTATCCTATCTGTGATTGGGTGGGAACATATTTTTTATTGGCTGTTCCCTTGCCTCATGTATATAGTCTATAGAAAATATGGGGATCAATCAAGCTTTTAATATGTGGCCTTAGCCACATTATGTTTCAGTGGTTGCCAGGTAGCCAGTCTGGAAACTCAACGGCGGCGCGGCGCCCCGCCCACTCACGGCACGCGGTGTACACCAAGCGGGCAACCTGCCAGGTGACCAAAGCCACAAGCCAGAACACGGCCAAACCAGCAAGCCACCAAGCCCCATTGTTAAACAGAATGTCCTGCCAAATGGTGGGCTGATCGGTCAGGCCGTAGGTAGTGGTGATAACCCACACGTCGCGCGGCGCCTCTAGGATCATGTCCCAGACCTGGGACATTTCAGGGCGCAGGTAGTAGGCAAGCCCAGCGGTAGCAGTGGCAAGGGCCACAGTCTCAAAAATCTTGTTGCGCATTTGTTCGCATCTCCCTTGTGTGTGTATCTGTATAGCGTCTCTCGCTATGTCTCTAGTCTATCGCATCATGACTACAATTACCAGTATATTTACTGTGTTGCTAGTCACATAATGTTTTAGACTATTTGCGCTTGCGATTCACATCGCTTGCATGTCTATAGACTACATGGCCACCTACACAGATGCAACCTAAACCAGGGTGACATAACACACACTAACCAAATGAACGCAAACTATTTACAACAACGAACATTCGTGTTATCACGCGCGCGCGCGTTAATAAAATAGGCATACACATTTTCGCGTTAGCTAACACACAAACGCTTACAAATCAATATGTTTAATCTCACAACACACTAAAACGTTCACTACACATAACAAGCACAATGTCAATAGCTGCAACATGTGACACTAGCAACACGAATGCGTCACATTTCGGGTTTGTCGTGTCTTTAACCAATTGTCTGTTAGCAACACCACAAAAAAATCTATTGACAAAAAGCAAATTCATCAGGAAAAACGCTTGAATCACACAAAAAAGTGACCCACCCAACAAACCAAGGTACTTTGTCAGGGGTAATCAGGGCCTCATGTGACCCATTCGTGTGGGGAAGATCACACCAAGGGGGTTTTAAAACAAATGTTAGGTCAAAGACGGGTCGGCGGTGGACAGACATTTACCCCTCCCCGAGCATATACAACATCGGGCTAAAAGGCAAACGAATAGCCCCATAGCTAGCTAATTCAAGCGGCTATGGGGCTATTCGCCAATCTAAACACACATCCGAAAGGAGTGCCCACAGTATATAGCCTTTTTGCTTGTGCTGCAAGCACTTTCTAGGTTTCTAACTAGTGTCGTTTATCTCTTCCTGTGACCAGCTGACTTGGTTTCCTGCTTTTCGTTGGAATGGCGCGGTTTTTGCTTTGTAGCGCTCGAACATGTGTACAAAAGGTGTAGTTGAGGTGTAGTCAAGGTGTAGTTAAAATATGAGTACAGTGTTAGACGCCCGTCGGATAGAAAGGTTTGGGTTAATGCCTATCAGGAATGGGGATCGGCTGGAAGAATGGCCGCGTGGCGCTAGGCGCAGCGACTTTGTTACGCGCCGTGAGGCTTTGAAGCTGTTGGGCTTGTCGCCTAAGTCGCGCGGGTCTTTGATCAAGCTGGTTGAGCGTGGAGAGCTTCGAGAGTTTGTGCCGTTGAACGCTAACGGCGTGTTGCTGTTGCGGGCTGAAGTTTTGCGTCTGGGTAAGGGTGGTGTTTTGGTTGGCTAGTTTCTTTTTTAGGGTTTCGGGTGTTCCGGTGTCTCAGGGTTCGATGGTGGCTTTGCGTAACGGCCATTTAAGGCACTCTAAGGGCGCGGCCCTTACTAGGTGGCGTGCCTTGGTGTTTAAGGCCGCGTATGAGGCCGCTAGGGGCCTTAACGTGGATGTTCCGTTGGATGGTCCAGTGCGGTTGCGTCTGGTTTTTGTTTTGCCGCGTCCTAAGCGCCCAAGGTTTTGGGTTCCGGCTGTTAAGCCTGATCTGGATAAGCTGGTGCGCGCTGTCGGCGATGCTCTGTGTCCGTCTAGTGGTCCGCGTGTGTTGCGTGAGGATTCACGGATTGTTCACGTTGACGCATACAAGGTTTACGCTGATTACCCGATCCAGCCGGGTTTGTTGTGTTGGGTTTCGACTGTTGAGGGAGTGCAGGAATGAATAACGATCTGTTTAAGGCCCCTAGGAGCGTGTTTACGGGCCCAGAATTCAGGGGCCTATCTGTTAGGGCTAAGCTGCTTTATTTGGCCGTCTGTGCGCATCCTGGACTGTCTGCTTGTGGTGTGGGTCGCTGGGATGAAGAAGCGCTGGCCACTCTGTGCCCGGATTTGACTTACCGCGAGTGCATGGCAGCTGGGTTCGAGTTAATGGCGGCTGGCCTGATTGTGTTTGATCCGGTTGCAGGGTTGGTTGGTCCGCGCGGGTTTTTGTCTTGGATCAATCTAGGGCAAGAACGTGTTGCTAATGCCGTGGTTGCAAGCTTTTATGACGCATCTAGCCCGGTTGTCATTTCATGCTTGGCTATGGATGGTGCTAACTGGGCTGTGGAAAACTCCCGCAAGCCTACGTTTGCGCAGGTGGATAAGGGTTTGCGTGACCTGGTTGATAGGATTGATCCCGATAATTTGGTACGCCGTTTGCGCGACATTATGTCACTGATGCAAAACACTTTTAACCTTATGTCACGCGTGCAAAAAAATTTCGAAGAAAAAAGTGACCTGGACGACATGGGGTATAACTTGTTAACTGCCATTTTTGGCGAAATTTCAACGTTTCCTCAATCTGATTACGCTGTGAGCGAACTATTGTTGCCAACTTTTGAAAAAGCTGTTATAATATATAACTATATTAAAGAAACTAATAATATTAATAAACCTACTACTAATAAGTTAGCTTCTAATAACTTAACTTCTAATAAGCTGACTACTAATAAGTTAGTTACTAGTAAGTTAGTTACTAACGCGCGCGCGCGCGAGGAACAGTTGCAGCTTGAGGAAAACTTGCAACCTGTGGAAAACTCTATGTTGCCTGTGGATAACTTTTCTGAGCCTGTGGAAAACAAGAGCACTCGCAAACGGGCCACATACAGCGCAGAGTTCGAACAGTTCTGGGCAGCATTCCCCAAAGCGCGGCGAGTAGGCAAAAAAGGTGCTTACGCCAAATGGCAACAAGTACTCCGCAAAGGCGAAGCTACCTTTGAGGAAATCATGGAGGGTTTAGAGCGCTATAAGGCCGGTTGGAACCCCGCCTACTACCACATGCCTACTACTTGGCTTAACAAGGGTCTATGGGACGGCGACTATCAGCCAAACCAGCAGCGTTCAACTATGCAGCGGTTCGCGGCTATCGCCATGCAAGCCGCTGAAGAACAAAACAACAACACACATTGGGAGGAAAACGAAAATGAGTTCTAAGCAAGCTGTGGCAGCAGCTTTAGCCATGTTGACCGAGTGCGGGCTGGTTAAGATTGGCCCTGAAGACAATCTCGAAGACAAGGTCAGCGTGTGGCACCTGGTCCTTGGTGACGTTGTTAGCGATAGTGTGCTTAAGGACGCTACGTTAGCCGTCTGTAGGGCTGTTGAAAAGCAGTATGGGGTTGTTACCCCACGGGACCTTATGGCGGCGGCTGAACGGCTCCGTAAGGGCCGTATCCGCGAAGTATGCAAGCGCACGCCCGTTCCGGTTGGTGACCGTGACGCCGTGGACCAATGCGCCTATGCGCGCGGCTGGCTGTGGGCTGTTGGTGAGGGTTTGAGTCTTGAAGAAGCTGACCGTAACGGGCTAGCAGCGGTCGTGTGCTACAAGGCGGTTGAGGGTAGGGAACCTGAAACCCGCCCGGAGCGTCTTCTAAGCCGCCTTAGCGAGGCTATTAAGCCAGACCGGGTCCCCTGGGTAGGGTACGTTAATAAAATCCCCGCAAAACGGCTTACAGGCGTTCCTAGCGGCGATGAGGATGTAGACCCGGCACAGGTGGAAGCAGTCAAAGCAAAGCTACAAGCACTAGCCGGTTCGCATGTAGTGCCTAACTAAACAACATGGCCACAAAGGAAGCACGTATCGCCCTTTGTGGCCATGACTGTTTGTGTATACAATAAACGCGACGGCGAAAAGGGTTTCACCTCCTCCCCCAATCGCCGCCGCCCCCACACAAAGGCGTGTGGATGAGAAAAGGGTCTAGGCTTAACTCCACCTAGACCCTTTTCTCTGCAACCAGTCTTAGAGAAGCTGGAAGCTGGTCACATACATAAAGCCGTCTTCGCCGCGTTGCAGCTGGCAGTCCATGTATTTCTTCTCGATCCCGTCTTGTGTGTAAACATGCACGGGGTAGTCAATGTACATGATGCCGGTTTGGGGGTCTTGCCACTCGCGGGACTGTGCTTTGTTCTTCAGCAACCAGAAGCCGCCGGGGTACAGTTTCTCGCCGTACTCTGAGCAAATCTTACGGGCACTCTTGGGCACGCCGGTAGGAATACTGGTTGGGGTGGCGCTGGTGGCTACAGTGGGCTTAGGTGAAGCGCTAGGGGTGTTTGCGGTGGTTGCCGTCGCCGTCGCGGATGCAGTCGGCGTTGGTGTTGGGGTTGCCTTGCCGGTGCCCTTACCCGCCACAACCCCAAGCAGGGCTAGGAAGCAAGCTACTACTACCGCGACAACGACAACGCCGAAAGCGGTGTTAGCTACCTTGTTAGGGCAGGGAGAATTAAGCCAGATAATCAGGCGGTTGTATAGGTTTTTCATGCCCTAATTATATCAAAGCCCCCACGCATGCAATGTGATATGTAACACTTGCGCGTTGGTTGATTCTTACCCTCCACCCCGATAAAATTAAGACACACGAAAGGAGCAAACATGCTAACCGACACAGAACAAGACAAGATAGCGCAAGCCATGCAAAAACCCGCGCTACTATCCAGTGACGCATCCGACCTGGCTTGGAGTGCCCTATTGGCCGGACGTTACGTAAATAAAGCGGCCATTATTAAAAGTGACGAATACACCTTTAAAGCAAACCCTAGCGCCAATCACGCTTTAAAACACCTAGATAACTACGCGGTCCTATGGTTAGACAACGGCGACATGTTGGTAATTACCCCCACTGTCACGGGCTGTTGTTCCGACAGTAGGTTTAGCGAGTTTTACATGGCGCAAGCCTCAGCGGTTGGAGACTCGAACAATCGCATTGTTGACGCCTATATGACCTGTAGCGACACATACGGGTTTGAAGAATACACTCAGTACGAGTGCGCGCTATATGTGCGTCTTGAAACCGGTCACGTCGGCGTGTCTCTGGTTAGTGCCATGAACGCATACGAGCTTGAACACGACGCTTACGCGTTTGAAGCTCGCCTTATCGAGGGCGAAAACCACTCATACCCTGAACCAGTCCGCGTCTTGGCTCTACTAGCGTTGGCCAGAGAAAACAGGCTTACCCAGCCCGCTATCGATAGCGGGCTGGCACAGATTGTAGCCAAGGCCGATGACCCCGAAGGTAGCGATATGTTGCGGGCGGCACTCTGGGAAAGCGGCATTAAAGACGTTTTGGAAGAAGACTTAAACAAGTGGTTCCCTGCTGACTATAAAGCTATTGTCATTATGGACCGAAACAACGACCGAGACGCCTACACCATGAGGATTGAAAAGGACGGGCCTAGCGATGATGACAGCCAGTGAAGCTCTAGAAGTGCACTTAGCCGAGCTGCAACGCAGGTTTAGCCGTATTGGTGGTAGTGGTTGGCAAGACAAAGCCACATGTAAAGGGTTACCCCTGGACCTGTTCTACCCGGAAGACTCCACCGAACGAGTTAACACCGACAAGGTTATTAACGGCCTTTGCAAGCGTTGCCCCGCGAAAAACGAGTGCTTACAAATGGGGCTTTTGGAGGGCATACCCCCTTTCGGGTTGCACGGTGGCCGAACCTCAACAACCCTACGTAAACTAGCGCCATATAGGGAGAAAATCATGAACCCACGCACACCTAAGCCAGACGAATTAGCACACATTATCGAAACTCGCTTACGCCTGACTAACCGCGAAGCGTGGCTAGCTAAGCTGGAAGCCACGCAAGCTATTGATCCACGCACCAAGCGGGAAAAGCGTATCGAGAAACTACTAAACGAAATCATGGGCTTAAAAAAGGAACTAATGCAATCTATGGAGGTTGCGTTAGGTATCTACGAAGCGCCTATCGATAGTACACAGAACAAGGAGTGAACACACATGGGACACAAGCTAGAGTTTGATGAGGTGAAGCATCGTTACACGCTGGATGGTGAAAACATCCCGTCCGTGACTACGATTCTTGGGGCTGGTTTCCCTAAGCCGTATTTGATGTATTGGGCCGCTAAAATGGTTGCTGAGGCGGCGGTGGATGAGGCCGAAAACATTGCCCGCACTTTGGAGGTGCGCGGCGGTGACGCGCGCGGGGACCTCATTAACCGCCTCAAGTCCGCGCCGTGGCGTTACCGTGATAGCAAGGCCCGCAAGGGAACCGCTGTACACAGTTTGGCCGAGCAGTTGGTTAACTGGGAGGAAATCGAACCAGCCCCCGAGTTAAGGCCCTACCTTGACGCATACCTGACATGGCTAGACGATAACCCGTCTTTTGAGGTTATCGCCACTGAGGTTCCCCTAGCCTCAACCATGCATGGCTATGCGGGTACCGCTGACCTTATCGCCAAGTTTGAGGGCGACGTCTGGTTATTCGATCTGAAGACCTCAAATAGCGTGCATGGTGAGTATTTCATGCAGTGCGCAGCATACGCGAACGCCGACTACTACAAGGGGAGCGACGGCAAGCTACACCCTATGATCCCCGTTGATCGGATCGGGGTTATTCACCTAACCCCACAGGAGGCCACTCTCTACCGTGGCCCCGAAATTAGGGACGCTTGGAAGGCGTTCCTGGCCGTTAAGGCTGTAGCCGACCGTGTCAAAGAAATTAACTCTTGGGTTTCAACCAAAAAGGATAAGAAAGGATCGAAGAAGTGAGCGAACAGGCTCTCGCCACCGTGGATAACAAGAACGACTATGAGGCGCGCGCCCTCGCTGTACAGGCTGGGCTTGAAGCGTTTGATACCTCACTACTGGCCGCTAAGGCTATTGCGGACAAACTCGCCTATACCGAGTTTGTGCCTAAAGCTTGGTCTGGCAAAGCGCCTGAACTGGCCGTGGCGATTGTGAAGGGCGCGGCTATGGGTATGGACCCGTTTACCGCCGCTAACGCCCTGTATGTGGTTAATGGCCGCCCGGCGATGTACGCCGAAACCATGGCCGCCCTAGTGAAGGGCGCCGGATATGAAATCTGGTCCGAAGAAACCACGGACGATAGCGTAACCGTCTGTGTCTCTAAGAAGGGTTCAGAAATTATCCACAACGCTACCTGGACTATTGAGCGAGCCCAGAAAGCCGGGTATATGTCAAACAAGCGCTATGCGACGAATCCGCAACAGATGCTTTATGCTCGTGCTTTGTCTGAGGCGTGCAAGCGTGCCGCACCCGAAGTGTTGGCTGGGTTGTCTAGTATTGAGGAAGAATCGGTTAACGTTGGCGAGGCTGAGGTTAAGCCCATGCAGCGTAAACGCAAACCAGCTAAGGTTAAGCCGAACGATGTGCCCGAAGCTGACGCCGCCCCGGTTGTTGGCGGCGTGGTGTATGAAGAAGCAGAGATTATCGAAGAAAGTGAGGAAAACAAATGAGCACGTTCGCTACTTGGGCTGTGATTATTTGGGCCGCCCCGTTCGTGTGGTTCTGTATTCTAGCCGCCGCCTATGTGTGCGAGGTTTGCGTAAACATCTGTGATGACATTAGCGATTGGCGATATGAGCGTCGCAGGAAGCGTGAGGCCGACACCCAAGCAGCTGATGACGTTAAGGAATAGCGGGAATGTGTCTTATTAAGTTGCTGCTCTTAGTTGTTACTGTTGCTTGCTGCGCGCTTACATTCGTAGCCGGTTTACGAAACGGTGATTAGGCTATGGCTACTTGGCTTGCTGGGGCCGTGTCTTATATGACTGGTACGTTCGCGGCCACACTAGTTTTTATCCCTATCGGGTTCGGCTTGGCCGTGTTTATAGGGGCGGTAGTGTGGGTGCTAATGCTGCTGGAAGAAGTGAAGAACAAATGAGCGCGGCCCTAGCTGTTAGCGCTAGTAAAGGGGCCGCTTTGCTGGTTGGGTTAGGCCCATTCTGGCTAACTGTATTGCTGGTCTCATTAATTGTTTCTTCCTTGACCGTCGTTTTCTTCACGATACTATTAATGGCATGGGTGTTGAACTGGTTTGACACTCGCATCGAACGACTATGGAAACACACAGAAAAGGAGAACTAATAATGGGTAACAGCATTGTTCTAGACCAGAATAGCACCGCTGAAGAATACACGAACGTTCTACGCGGGCGATATGTAACCAGCGTTACTGTCGTTGACGGTGACGATTGCGCCCCACTGGAAGCTATTTTCACTCTCGATAACGGCATCGCCCTTGTTGCCCACGGCAATGAGGGGTGCGAGGTTTGCGGTAACGACTGGTATTACATCGAAAAAGCTATCGCATGTGGCAGTGCTCAGGCGCGTATCATGGGCGCCTATGCTAGGCATAGTCAAGATGTGGAAGATCTAGGGCACGAAACTTACACTATTTTTGTAATGGTGAACGGCGATTACGGCCCCACCCCCCTAGTAAGTTTCGAGGGCGGCGGCGACGGCTTCTACGGGACCGGGTTCACCCTAACCGTATATCCCACCACAAGCGAAAAGTACGGACCACATGCGCAATAACAAACCATACAGATAGGAAAGATAGTGGACTATATCATTATTGAGGGCAACCTCACCCGTGACCCTGAACTCAAATTCAGCCAGAGCAACAGCAAGCCGTACTGTTTCTTCACCGTGGCGGTTAGCTACCGTGAACAGCGTAACGGTAGCTGGCAGGATGTGGGCACCTGCTACTACAGTTGTGCCGCATTCGGGAAGATGGCCGAAAACATCACCGAAAGCCTAACCAAGGGCAACCGCGTTGTTGTGGCTGGCCGTAAAACCACCGAGTTCTACACGGCTAAGGACGGCAGTCAGCGCACCAATGAGCGCATTAACGTTGATCACTGTGGGCTTAGCCTACAGACCGCTTGCGCCCGCGTCATGGCCAACCCTAACGGCAACTACAGTAACCAGTCTCAGCAAGGCGGCTATCAGCCCCAACCGCGCGGCAACGGCTACGACTACGACCCGAACAGTTGGGGCGGCAACCCGCAAAGCCCCGCGTTCTAAACAAACGGAGGTACAGAAAACGGAAGAACAGTTTAAAGAAACCGTTAAAGCCCTTTGGCTATCCACTCCGGATAAGGAATACCACCTAAAGGCGTTCCCGAACCTGGCAGGTGAAGAACTAGCCAAGGCGCAGTTCGAGTTTAAGACGTTCGCGGCATTAAAGGACATGACCGCCGCGTTTAACGCCTACATGAACAGTGTTTGGTACAAGTACAAGCCCGCTGTGGCCGCTAACAACCTCCGCACTGTTATTCGAGCATCTATCCACATGCTTAAGGTGATTGACCCTAAGATTACCGCTGACAAGCTTGCAGAACTAACCTACGCAGAATGGCAGCGCGCCAAGGCTAAGCACGGCGAGCATACGTTCGATTCTCCCTTAATGCCTGAATATTCTAAAATCATGGCGTTCATGGAAGAATACGGCGAGGTGGCAAGGGCTTTGACATACGACAAGGAACACGCCGGAAACTTGTTGGATGAAATTGTTCAAGTAATCGGCTTGGCTGTCGCGTGGTTGCTGCTGGTTGAAGCAACCAACCAAAAGCAGTGGCTAACGCGCAACAACCGTATTTCGGTATTCTAAATGGCCCGCACCGCTAAACAAGTTTTTGACGATATACGCGGCGAGTTCCTGGCCAAGGAAGATAACATCGAGCGTCTAGTTGAGGATGAGCTTCTCGCCTACGCGGCCCTTGTCGCAACAGTTGAGAAAACAGTTGAAGACCTGGAACAGTGTCGGTCAAAGCCGTTGGAAGAACGCAAGTTGCCTAACGAAAAAATTTTGTTAGACATCCTGGCCAAAGCGTCCGCCGAAATACGGGCGTATAAGTCCAAAATGCGCCCTAGACCGAAACGCCGATAGCGTGTAATATCTTCCTTACGGGCGATGCTAAATGAACGCATCGTCGGGGATTGGGTGTGTTGCCCCCTTGCTTGTTAGACAGTCGTTTAATAAGCAAGGGGGTTAACTGTATACTGTGGGCTATGAGCAAAGAAGTTCGTGGCTCGCGCTGGCGGCGAGTGCAAAAACAGTTTATGCGCAACGCGCGCTACAACAAGCTACCGTGTGCGTTGTGTGGGCAACCGATTAATTACACGACGCGCAACCCTAATGATTGGGACGCGCCAAGCGTTGACCACATTAAACCCTGGATTTACGCCCCCGAGTTGCGCCTAGACCCCGCTAATTTGCAGATAGCGCACCAAGAGTGCAACAAGATTAAGGGCACAGGCAAACAGGCTATGCCGTCAATCGGCAACCAGTCGCGGCAGTGGGGAAAGAAAACAAATGAGTAAAACACTATATGGCGAAACCAAGGCGGCAATTGCTAGCGCAGACTGGCTAACCGGCGCTGACGCCGGGCAGATTCAGGCGCTAACCGACTTGGGGTCAAAAATTGATGACGCACTGCTAGACCTAGAGTCGTACACTATCCGCGACATTAAAGACCTAACGCTTGCCTACAACAAAATTAGTGAATCGCTAGGCTTATCGCCTAACGTGCGCGCATCATGGGAACGCCGACAGCGTCAAGGCAAGGGAACCGGCATGAACAAGCTACAAAACGACATTGCAAAGGCTTTACAGTTTTGAAACCCCCAACGCTACCTAAAGACTATAAGAATAGCCCTGAGGGTGCGTACTATTGGGAGTTCCTGGCCCAAGCTGAAGCTAAATGCAAGTTCAAGGTAGCCGGGTATGATGGCCCTAAAGGCAACCGGGAACCGCGCATCTGCACGCCCCCGTTACGCCCTTTGACGCCTGAAACAACCCTAGGCTATGCGTGCATTTTTTTCGCCGAAAACATCCTTGGGGTGCAGCTATTGCCAT